TGTTGGATTTGGAGGATCTCGGAGATAGCTTTATCCCCAAGGGTCTCTATGGTCGTAGGTGGCGGTGGCTCGGTAGCCGCCTGAGCATCAGCTAAGGTTTGGGTCGGTGTCGCATACCGGTCCGGAGCGATAAGTTCAATCGGGATTCCAGACTCTGCGGCCGTATCTCGGAAGGTCGAAGCCTCCTTGTTGAGAGCCACCACCAACTCATCGAAATCTTCACCCTGCTCATCCGCGATCTGCGCCCCGGATTTGAGGCCGGCTCGCATGAGCTGGATGTCCGCGTTCGTTGAATACCCGATGTCGGCGGTGATGTAGGCTCCAAAACGCCAAGCGGAGGACCGCCAAGTTGGAACCGCAGGGATCTCTCCCGAGGCGATCCCGTCAGCCAAGACAAGATCCTTTACCCGGTCGAGTACTGAATGGATCAATTGGTCTTGGAAGCGTTGAAAGGTACGCTGAAGTTGTTGAGCCTCCAACCGTGAGGTAGCCCCACCCAGCCGGGACATGTCGAAAAACCCATAGGGGACGTTGATCCCTCGGGCGATGTCCTGTAGGGTGAGTTCGATCAAGGCTTGGAACGCTCCCGACGGTCGATTGGGGGCGGTGAAAGGGGTGACGTCCTGACCGGGGCGCAGGGAGAGCAACTTGTTTGCCTGTGCCTCCATCGTCGCAGTCTTACCGTCGGCGGTCGTAGTCCCATCCCACAGAGAACCATTGCCCCCTCCGATTGGGGTGGGCGAGCGGATTACACCCGCAATCGACGCAGCCCACTTGGCCGCGCCGCGTTCGAAGGTAAACGCCTCGTATAGGTCCCGAGCTTGACCAAGGATCGAACACAACCACGTCACGGTCCGATATTCGTCGACACGAGTCGGGTTCGTCAGGTGGATAAACGAATCGGAAGGGACGGATTGATCGAACGTGTACTGCCCGATACGGGAACGGTTAAAGATGTCGTAGGAGATAGGGCGTCCAGTTTGATCGAGAGTGATCCCGGCGACGTAGAGCTCGTTGGTGGTGTTCGCAGCTTTGTGCGGGTCCCCGATGCGGTCGGCCTCAATGGACTGGAGTTGGATGCCCTGCTCCGACCGGACCAGATTAAACCCGAAATCCCCATCGCGAAGCATCGCCCGGAAAGCCAACCATACGAGGGTACGGAAATCATACCGGCCGGTTATATCGGCCGTCGTTTTAGACCACCTCTCAAAGTATTCCTCATAGGTAATGTCGATCTCCTTATCCCCCGTCCGTGCCTGGTACCGAATCTTTGAGCAGACATATTGGGCGCACCGATCCAGTACACAGCGGATAACCGGCATCTGGCGCTCCAAGTCCCGAGCATCCCACATTAACTTAATGCGGTCTCGGGCCATCTGAGCGTTCTCAGGGGAAGCGTTCTTGGCGGCACCCCCAGAACTCCCACGAAGGGACCCCGGGTTGGCTGCATCGTAGCCGAACAGTTTCAACTTCTCTCGGGCAACAGCCCGTTCAAGGGCAAAGGTAGGGGAGACTGAGGCAAGTGCCCGCTCAAAGAAATTTGGTTTTTGCATGTCTTACGAACCAGAACCTGGATGGCTGCCGATTCGGACTTTCGAAAAATCGGCTTGGAATGAACTGGGGAAAGCGTTCCGACGCTCCCCCAATACGACTGTCGCAGCCGCGAGGCGGTCTCGGATCGCGGCAGAGTTTCGAGCCCATGACCGAGCCCCCTCTGTCTGCTGTTCGAAGGGTTGACGGCTCTGCGCGCGGAGCCATTCGATCTCGTCTTCGAGATCCGCATCGCTATAGCTGCGGTAGGTTATCAACCATTCTTCCATATTGACTCCCTGGAGTGTCAAAGATGCCGTTCTTGGAGGTCTTCCAAAATAGGCCCCAAGGCGTCGAGAACAGCCTTACGGTACCGAGCCGTCCACCCCGGGGATTCCGTGATATAGCTGCGAGAGAACTGTCGCGCCTTTTCGAGGAACGTCGAAGTCCCACCGTCTTTAGGTTCGATCTTGTACGACGTCTGGGACTCCTTCAGGGCCTCCCGTAATTTCTTCACCGACAACTTTTTCTCGGATACTTCCGAAATCCATTTCGGGTACTCCCGAGGTTCGGATTTGGAGACGATCTCCACCATGTGGGTAACACTTAGGCTGTCTGTTCGACGTGACGGAGGGATTTTCGAACAGGCCCATTTAAGGTTTCGGAGATACCCCTCGCTGCACCCGAGCAGCTTTGCGGCCCGTTCGTACACAGCCATAGGTACCTTCTTCTCCTTGTTTGGACCTTGGTATTTGGCCTCTCCGTAAGCAAGCCAATCACCGATGCACATAGAAGTCATCCGGCTCATTCGGCCCAGCTGTTGCCCCAACTCCACCCACACATCGTAGGTGAGCTCGGAAGTTATCAGCAAACCGCAGGAGGTTGCTTCGACTCCTTGAGGGAGATCAATCGCCGAGTCGGATCGGCGAGCAATTGGTGCGAGCGTAGTTTCGTCGTGCATTTTCTGATTTGTTGGCGCGAGTCGGGCGGAGACCTAGCTCCTCCTGAACCTCACGTACGCGGCGAGAGATAGCCGCTTTCGTCACCCCGTGAAGTTTGGCCAGATCGGTCATGGTGACGGGACCGTTGTAGGCTCTATTTTCAGATTCCAGTTCGAAGATTCCGATCGCAAAGCAGATACAGTGTACCGTCATCCGCGCCCGTTCCTTCGAGTTTATGTAGGAGAAGATCCGGCGCAGGGGTTCCAATGAGTGGGAGGGGGATTCTTTCGCCCGCTCACCGAACGCCACGTCGATCGCATCGTAGTCAAAATTCTCTGACGCATGAGGAGACTCAGCCCAGTCCATCATGCGTCGAGGCAACAATGGTCAACAGAATCTGTCAAGTATTAACAGCGGGGGCTTGCCACAAGCCCGAGGCGATAGCCGCGATCAGGATCTGACGCTCGCACGAACCCCAGTGATCGTCGGCGCGTTTTTGAATCCACTCATGGGATACAACGCCCTTGGAGTCCCTGTGCTCAACCCGGTCATAGGCGGTAACCTGAGCCTTGTACTCATGCAGATTGTCGAGTCCCGAGAGTATCTGCCACTCCGGTCCAACCCCGTGCATAACCGCATCGAGCCGATCCAGGACGGAAGACTTCGAGTACAGTATCTGACGAATCTGCCGGGTCATCCCCTGTTGGGAGGTTCCAATATACGGGTCGACGTACGACCAAGTGAATATCTGCTTCACCCCCTCGATTGTATAGGACCCTGCGCGATCGCCTTTCATGGCCTTCCATGCGAAGTTGCCGTCGGGCAGAACTCCCGACTCTTGGATGTAGCGGTACACCTCGGAGGTGAAGTGTCCTGTGTCGATCAATACATTGGAAGGGTCTATCTTGTATTCAATCTGCACCGACCTAAGTTCTTCGATGCTCCAGGCTCGTCCAAACCCGACAAGCCGCGACATCCCGCCCGGAGCGACAGCGCGGATAACCCAATAGAAGTGTCGCCCACCGGCACCCTGAACGTCGATCGACAGAAACGAACGCGATCCTTGTGGCATGGGTCCCATCGGGTCATATTCAGCGACCCGGGCTTCGATGTAACCCTCAGACCGAGCAAAACGGTACCGGTCTTCCCAGGGCTCCCCAAGCGATTCATTGATGAAGGTCTTTAGTGGCTCTGGGTCGCCCCGCTCCAAAGCGGCCTGTGCGGTAATCCATTCTTCCAGGAGACTCGCCCACGGAACCCAGGTAGGGAGCATGGCGTTCCAGGTATAGGAGACGAGGTGCTCGGGGGCATTCGGGTTATGCGACACCCACTTCCCACCTGTCGCGAGTTCTCGGCGAAAGGTCGGTTCATCCCGAAACTGGGTAAGACACTGGGGACATTGGTATCGGAGGGTTTTCGCGAGCTCTCCGAAATTCCACACCCCGCCCGGCTTCGTTGTTTCACTGGTCTCCCAAACGAGGTTACCCCATTTCAGTTGGTGGTAACCTCCGCAGGAAGGGCACCGGACGTGGTAATGGAGTTGGGAGCCATCCAGAAACTCCCGGTGCACCGTATCGTGGGCCTTATCGGGTGTCGTGAGAATTACAGTACGGCTGTTCCACCAAGTACGGGTACGCTTGAGTACCATTGGTAGAGCCCAACTCGGCCAGTTACGCACCTCGTCGAGGAGCAGGAATCGACGGCTGCGAGATTGTAGCTCGGCCTTTGAGTTGGCTCCGACGACTTCCAGCGTCATCGTCGGGAACGTCACCTCGCAGTCCTTGTTTAATTTACGAGAGTCGGGGAGTAGTTCGGCAACCGGCTTGCATTTCTTCAGCGAGACCTCCATACGTTCGCGCCAGAACTTGAGCGCCTCGTCCTTTGTCGAGGTCACCCACATCGTTGGGGAAGGATCTTCGGCAATGACCCAGGACAGCAGCACGAGCATCGTCTCAGTCTTCGCAGATTGCGCCGAACACAGGACCGTGATGCGTCGGATGCGGTTGTCGGCGAAGTCCTCCATGAACTGACGGACCCACGGAGAGTTGTCGGACCGCCACTTACCAGGTCGGGCGGAGACGGGGACCACGTAATGTTGCTCCGCCCACTGCCAAGGCGGTCGGCTGTCCGGAGGCGACCACGCCATCCGGGCTGCCTTTTGGACGATGTTCATCCTAGTCGGTTAGAATCCTACCTTCAACACACGTCGGACGGATAGATCCCGGGCTCGACGAGCCTTGAGTATCTGTGGGTCCGCGACGCCATCGAAGTACATGATCTTCCGAAGCAAGTCAGCCTGTAGTATCTTGCGTTTTCCTCTCAGCGAGGCGTCGTAGGCTGGAGTCTGTGAGCTTGGGGGGTTAACGTGGGTCCGATAGTAACTTCGGGTTGCCTCTACGTGGTCCTCCCGAGCTTTCACTGCCGCCTCATAGGCTGCCTTCGATTTGGCGGTCTTGCTGATCGCATGTTGCGCACTCGCCGCTTTCGCCGCGTCGTCGAGACCTTTCAACCGTTCCTTCATCTCCCTGTGCACCTGCGCGTGGTTCACCGGAGTGGTCGGAGGCGTGACTTCTGCCTTCGACTTGGGTGTGGGCTTCTTTGCCTTAGGTTTCGGTGTGACCTCTACCTCCGGCTTGGACGTGGACTTCTTTTTTGTTGAAGCGGGCCTGGGTGCACTCGCGGGAGTGGGGGCGGCGGGGGGAACCGAAGCGGCGGGGGCGACGGGGGGCGCGACAACAGGGGGTTTGACGGGCGTGGGCTTGGGGGCGTGGGCGACGGGTACGGAAACTCCCACCGTGGGTTTGGGTGCTGTTCCATTGAATCGCGGGGTTACGTGGAAAGGGTGCCTGTCTCCGGGTTTGAAGAAGGTTTTCTTTATACCGTAAGCGGCTCCAAGGCCGGCGGCGATGGAGGCCCCGATTAAGGCTCTTCGCTCCCAGTCGGGTCGTTTTCGCTCGGGTCGGTTGTCGGTTCGGGTGTTTCGGTCCATGATCCCTCGGATAGTTGAGTCAAGCCTTCGTGGATGGCATCCTTGAGGATGCGTTCAATTTCTACCTCGGTTCTCCCAGTCAACGTAGGAGCCAGTTTAGCGGGTAGGGATAGCAGGGTACGGCGGGCGTTCATAACGACATCCGACACCCACCGCTCCACCCGCTCGTTGGAGGTGTAGGTCTTGTTGCGGACCTCCAGATCGAACTGGAGTTTCTGGTTGCTGAGTCTGAGCTTCTCGATCTCCAGGTCGCGCTTCGTATCCCCAGACCCAAGGTTGTCTGCGGGAGAATGGGTGGATGGTCGGCCCGATCCACCCTGTCGGCCTGGGGCTGGGACCTTGGACATAAACTCTTGCCACTCCCCGATGTTGTACCGGCCGTCGGCTGTCCTTCCGGGGTTGCCCGGCATCCGTAACGCCTTGGTCAATGCTTCGCGATAACGTGGGGGCATAAGGGACGACCCGAGATCACGGAGGTTCCAAGCCCACTTGGCCGGACGCCCCGGACGTCTCCGAGCCGATACATACTCAACCCCTTCACCGGTGTCATCGATCCCAACCTGCGAACGCTTTGGCATACACGAACGGGCTGCGTCAACTTACGGTCCCATATAAAACCACGGCGGGGTATTATATAAGCCACGGCCCTCAATCGATCAGTCTCTTTTTATAGGTTTTCCCTTGGGTGTTTTATCGTATATTTTTAGTTATACATAACTAAGCATACATCAAAGAGTTAAAGCATGTTTCTTTTGTTGAGAAACCAAGGGCAATATGGTAACCTGTTTGTGCTATGGAACACAAAACAATCAATATGGGTTGCGCTCTAATCGGGCGCGTTGCGGCTCGCAAATGTGAGGCTGACTGGATAGCGCGAGGGAAAACCCCTCGCGGGAATCGATTTGTCGAATCGCTCGCGGATGATGCGAGCGGAGAGGCAAAACTTGCCTACGCTCGCTTGTCGGACGCTGAACAAGCTCGCGTTGCGCTCGCTCTAAGCGAGCTTTGCGCAAGGGCTGATCAGCGAAAACAGGGGGAAAAACTTCCCCCCTTCCAAAGGAAAGAGTCCCCCTTAACTTCCCTCTTTAGAGCGGCTTTCGCTGCCTGCGATAGGGAAGGGCGGAAAATGTCAAGGGGCAAGGAGTTGCCACTTGCGTGGCATCGTTCGCTTGCGACGCATGCGGAAGGGCTTGAGGCTTTCGTTACGCTTGCCCTAAATGAGCAGGCTTTCACGGAAAAAGCGGAAGCCATGCAGTCAAAGATTGACGGTTCAACGCTGCACGGCAAACGCAAGATTGCCTTGTCGAAGGCGTTAGGGCTTTGCAAGCAGTACTGGCAAGCCCTTTTCGCTTCCGCGATTCGCGGAAGCGCACAGTTTGTGACGTTCGATGTCGAAAGGAAGGGCAAGACAGTAAGGCGCGACAATATCGAAAGGGAATTGGGGCGCTTGCTTGCTTTCTTTCCGCCCACACAAGAAGGACGGAAAATCTCGGGTAAATGCGGGTTGCGCCCACAGCCATGCGACGATTTAGAGTTGAAACCCGGTTCCGATTGGAAACCCGCAAAGTCACTTGTTTTCGATGGTCCTCCAAAACCCATCCCAGCCGATTGCTGGAAGTCGGAGATTTGCCCTCAAGTTGAGGGCAAACGTTCGAAAAACTCCGAAAAGGTCGGAGTGAAACCGGAACACCTTGTTCAGTTAGAGCATTGGTTAAGATATATCGAAACTTCGCTTTGAAGCGTACAAGCCCACAAACCCCCAACCCTCGCAAGGGTTGGGGGTTTTTATTTGAGAAAGGAAATGCAATAGAGTGCAAGCAAAGCACCCTTGAGTTTATTTGAGAAAGGAAATGCAATAGAGTGCAAGCAAAGCACAGCACAGCAAATCGAACCGGTTTGCTGTGCTTTGCTTTGTATGAGCAAATCGGCACACAGCTACGCCTAGCGAGTGTGTGCCGTTGAGTAAATAGGGGAACGACAGGCAACCGCGCCTAGCGCGGGCCTGTCATTAAAATAATCGGTTTGCGAGTTAATCGCAAACGAAACGAAAGGAAGTGAAAACATGAGATTTCCAAACATGTCCGTTGGTGACATCGCGGGCTTCGCCCGTTGGTGCGCCGACCGGGTGGCCCAATACAAGGGCCATCGAACCAACGCCCGGCTCGCCGCCGACGCGGCTGCCGAAGCTGCTTCGGCTTCGGACGTAAAGACTGCCATCCTAGCCGCCAAAGCGGCTGCACGGCTGGCAGCCGTGGTCGTTTACGAAGAGGCATATGACCGCTTCGAAACGTCTGGCGAGTTCGATAGCCCGGTAAGGGCCGCAAGATTCCTCCAGGACGCCGAATGCTCCCTTCAAAGGGAACGCCTCCGGCGTCTACAAAATGACGCACGATGAACCACTTAGATTTTTCAAATCTGGACGTTGGCGACATCGCGGGCTTTGCCCGTTGGTGCGCCAACCGGGTGGCCCATCTAAGAGATGGGTACGCCCTCGCTCGCCGCGCCGACGAAGCTGCTGCCGAGGCAGCAGGCACGTCGAACATTAACCAAGCCATTCTTGCCGCCGAAAAGGCGGCCACTAGGGCCGAAGCCGCCGTTTTCGAGGACTCCTTTTATGGAGCCCTCGAAACCGACATGTCGAGTGGCTGCGCCGACTTCGTCGCCACAGCCGCACGTTGCGCCGAGCGCGACGAGCAAAGGAATCATCTCGCCCACCTGCGTAGGCAATCCTACGCCAATTGCGAACAACCCCCGCCATGAGTGCCCTACCGCGATTCTATGAAATCGGCGACCGTGTTGTCGTCGCAACGTACTACCGGCTCACCCGTTCCATCGGAATGGAACGGGCCACCGTCGTCAAGATCTATGACGACATAGGCTATGTTGAGTATCTGGTAGACGGCAAAACCAAACCTGATTCGATTGCCGAACGCTCGGGAGCCATCATAAAAATCTCGTAACATAAGCAACAACTAAACATGCAACAACTAATCAATATAACGCCCCACGCCTTGAACATCCACGGCGTTGGCGGAAACGTCATCTCAATCCCTCCGTCGGGCGTAGTCGCCCGGCTTTCGGTGAGCCGTGAAGCTCGCCCAACCCTGACCGTCGATAGTGGCTTCACCATCGGCGTCGTCAAACCCACCCTGGGCCAAGTACAAGACCTTCCACCTCCGTCGGAAGGAATCACCTTCGTCGCCTCCGCCCTTGTAGCGGAAGCGGCTCGTCGCCCGGATGTTATGTCTCCGGGCGAACTTGTTCGCGACACCGCCGGCGTCATTACCGGCTGCAAAGGTCTCTGCGCCTACGTCTAGGCCAGAGACAACAACCCAATAACCACAGAAAAGGAAATATGGCCACTACTAAGTCAATGAAATTCACCGACGTGACACTCGCGTCGGCTTCGCAAATGGAGTCCGATGCAATCATCACCTCCATCGCCACCAACCTAGAGCTCGGCAAACGCGCATACAGGAACGTGTGCGTCATGTTCGTCGCTCTAGTCGAAAAGCTCCAAGGCGAGTATGCCGCCATCGAAGCATTGCAAAAGGCCTCTGTTTCGGCATCCGATCTCACCAACGCACGGACGTTGTACCGTGCCTACCAAAGGACGAAGGGAATGTTTCCTTCGTCGGAGGGGTTCTTCGAAGTGGTCAACTATTCGTTGGCCGTGGCGATTAACTCAATCATCACCAAACGGGAGGACAAGGGGAAGGAATTGATTGCCGCGAGGATCAACACCTCCACCGGGATCGCCGAGATCTTGTACATCGCCGAGACCGGCGAAACATACGCCGAGACCAAAGCCAAGGTCGAGGCTGCCAAAGCGGCCAAAGCCAAGGCGGAGGCGTTGGGGGATACCAAACCCGAAGCCAAGGTCGAGGCCAAACCCGAAGCCAAGGTCGAGGCCAAGCCCGAAACCAAGGCAGAAGCCAAGGTCGAAGCCAAGGTCGAAACCAAGCCCGAGGTGGTCACCCTACCCAAAGCACCCGTCGACCCACTCAAGGAATTCGTCACCTCGGTGACGACTGTATCGGAAATCGCGGCACGCCTAATCTCGACCGGGGCAGCCGAGCCGGCGAAAGTCCGCGACTTGGTCGCCGGACTCTTGGAGGAAATTGACGCCGCAATCGAAGCGGCCACGGTGGCCACGGCCGCCTGACCGGAAGGGGAGAATGAGGCGAGCCCACAAGGCTCGCCTCTTTTTTATTTTTCGTCGGCCCCACCGTGATGTTTTTCAGGACCCGGCTGCGTATCCGCGCCGAACGCTGCATTAGGTTAATCTTTAAGTTTAACGGTAACCCAATCGAACGGTTGGGTTTCTGCAATCGGTGCAGGTCCGGCTCAACAAAACCACACAAAATCTGTTGACAGAGCTAACAGAATCCAACAATTCTTAACAGAACCGGAACATGAATACAGACTTCACAAGCAAAGTATTGTGCGTGGCATTACGCACGTCATGCCTCGGGACCACCTCCACAGACGAGGAGGCGACCGAGGATCTCGCAAAGCGAAACAACGCTTCGACCCGACAGATCAACGCCACCCGGAAGATCCTATCTCACCGGGAGAAAGGGTCGCATCTCAAGGGGATCGCCCCAATGTTAAAGATTCGGCAGCGAGCCCGAGCACTCCTCCGCCGTCAAACCTTCCCTGGGCTCACAGGTGACTTGCGGATCATCGTCCCCAGCCGAATATCTTCCCTGACGGCAGCCATCGAAGACCTCCAGGTTGAAGACAACCTTGCGGTGCAGAATCTAATCAACAACTGGGAGTCCGAGTTAGAGTACGACGCCAGCCCTCTTGGGTTGGGTAGTCGATTCGACCCCACCCTGTACCCACCGAAGGAACACGTCGCCTCAATGTTCGAATTGTCCTTAACCGTAACGGATTTCCCACGGGGGGATTTCACCCGGTTCGGTCTGATCGCCGAGGAGTTGCAGGCACAACACAACGCCACCATCGAAGAGATCGGGCGACAGGCTCGCAACGAAATTCGCGCCCAACTGGCCGAACGTATCCGCCACATATTGGACAAGACCTCCAACCCCGACGTGGAGAAGTGGCACGCATCCACCTTCGACAACCTCCGCAAACTTCTGGACCTTGTCCCAACCCTCAACATCACCGACGACCCGTTGATCGAAGAGATCCGACTGGACTGTTGGGCGAAACTCGACGTGCACGTCGAATCCATCAAACAGTCGGAGTTTCTGCGAGCCTCCGTCGCGTCCGATGCGAAGGCCATCCTCGCCAAGCTCGGTGGTACGGGGCGAAAGATCCTCGCGGCATGAACATATCCTCCTACCGAATCCGCGTGACTCTCCGCAACGGGGAAGTCACCGACAACAAACTTCGCTTCGAGACACCCGAAGAAGCGAAAACCTACGGCGAGGCTGTCCAACGCTACTGGACGGCAGTCACCTCTTTTACCGTCGAAGGAACCACTGACAGAATCAACTCCAAAGCGTCCCCAAACGGGACCGTCACAAACCTATGAGTCACGTAGAAAAAGCAGTCGGAGCTATATCCGACGACCCAAAACTCCTCGATTGTATCGAGAAGGCCCTCCAAGAAAAATTCCCGAAAGCCAAACTGAACCGCAACGCGAAGACTTGGCGGTGGTACGGTACTTGGATGAACGATTACAGCGAGACGAACGCCGCCTATAAACAAGGATTCAGTCCCGAAGACTACGGGAAGTGCGAACACTCCATATCCTTGGAGAACTGTGGGTATGACATCGGCATCGTCAAGAACAAGAACAGCAAAGGGTACGCCCTGCTGTTCGACTTCTACGGTACGGGCCAATTGTTAAAGTCAGAGTTCGGAGACAACTGCGAACGTCTGACAGACGCGATCAACAACGAGGTGATGAAGACGAAGGCCCGTCGGGCGGGGTTCATGTTTACTGAGAAAAAGCTCGATAACGGGGCCACCGTATTGACCATCAACACCGGCAACCAATCCACGGGAGGGTTTTAATATGGACCAGAAAGTAAAAATCACCATCCACAACGGCGAGGTACATATCGAAGCTCAGGGTTTCAAGGGCAAAGGCTGCGAAGCTGTGACCAAGATCTTCGCCCAAGGTCTCCCGTCCAAAGGGGACCATAAGGCGGAATACTACCAAGAAACACAAGGAGCACAAGCCCGCCTACATGGGGGTGGGTCGTGAGTGTCCAAGCCAGCTACCTCATCCATAACGGGTCCATATTGGGCCTAGCCGGGGGGCCTGTCTCACTATCTGACGCCCCACGCTCGACCCGCCGACTCTCTCGGGTTGAGTTTAACGAATCGACGAACCTCTGGGAAGTCCGAACTCTCAACGACCGCCTCCTACATAGCGCAGAAAACTACAATTCCGCACTAGAGTGGGAAACGGAACATTTTAACCAACTCATCCGACAGGTGACAACCATCGAAGAATTTGAGTCATTAACTTAATGAAAACACAAATCACAAACTATATCAGAGCGGGTTACCCCGGCCTGTTCATCAACACGTACGAAGAATCCCGAGTGGAGGCCGTCGTTCGCGACGCGATCCAAGAGATCAACAAGGTCTCCGACGCCCCCTACACAATGTATCTTTGGTCCTGCACCGAGGGTTTGGTGAACTGCAAAAACGGCAAGACCATCCAATTCGAGGGTGAGGATACCACCAACCCAATGTTGGCCCTGTCCGCAGTCATTGCTGCGGAAGCCCCTGCCGTATTCATCTTCCGGGACTTCCACATGTTCATGGAGATGAAAGACCCCCGGCTCACCCGGAAGGTCAAGGACGTGCTTGCAGTGGGCAAGGCTACCGGCAAGCATCTTCTGGTGCTCGGGTGCCGGACTACCCTTACTCCCGAACTGGAGAAGGAGATGGCCCTCATTCAATTCGCGCTCCCCGACAAGGAGACGCTCCGAAGGGAGCTCCACGAGATCCTCGCCTCCGTTAACAGCTCGGTAACCCCTGATGTAGAGAATGAAGTCCTCCAAGCCTCGAAAGGGTTGACCACAGCGGAAGCCGCGAACGCCTACGCCATATCCTTCGTCGAATCGAAGCGGATCTGCCCCAAGATCATATACCGTGAGAAGTGTGCGACCATCAAAAAGAATGGCTTGTTGGAAGTCGTAGAATCCAACACCACATTGGATGACATCGGTGGGTTGGAGGTGCTAAAAGCCAATCTGCTCTCCCAGAAAGATGCCTTCACGGAATCCGCCCAACAGTACGGACTGCCCGAACCCCGGGGGTTCCTGGCAGTGGGTCAGCCCGGAACCGGAAAAACCTTAACCGCCAAAGCCTGTGGGAGTATCTTCGGAGTCCCCATCCTTCGACTGGATGCGGCACGTTTGTACGGTGGCCTTGTAGGTCAAACCGAAGGTAATTGGAGAGCGGTCCATGCTACGGCTCTTGCAATGGCTCCGTGCATCCTACACATCGACGAAGTCGATGGGATGACATCGGGAGCCGCCTCCTCGGGACAGACCGATGGTGGCACCACCTCCCGAACCCTGAAGTCGATCCTTCAGGATGTTCAGGACAACTCCGCAGGGATATTCTACGTGATGACCGCGAACGACATCGACAATATCCCCTCTCCGCTCCTTCGCCGTCTCGATACCGTTTGGAACGTAGAACTCCCGCATAGCATCGAGCGTGCCGCCATCTGGCGCATCCAGATCAAGAAATGGAAGCGCGACCCGGAGAAGTACGACATCCAAGCCCTCGCCGAAGCGACCGAAGGGTTCTCCGGTGCCGAGATCGAGAAGGTAGTCAAACGCGCCTTGTTCGCAGCGTTCTCCCGCCGTGAAGAACCCACCCAAGCCGACCTCATAACCTGCACCAAGAACACCGTCCCGGTATCGGTTACGATGGCCGAGGATATTGAACGGCGACGAAAGCGTCTGGAGGGTGTCGCGGAATGTGCCTCACAACCCCCGACCCCGACCCCGACCCCCGCAACCCCAGCTCCCACCCGAAAGATCAACGCCTCCAAACCCTTCAAAGGATGAACCATACCAAAGGAACAGAGCGGCTCAAACGCCTTGTCGATCACCTCCGAAAGGAGCCAAAAGAGTCCCTCGTAATGACCTTCTTTTTCTGGCGTGGGGACAAATATCTCGGGGAGGATAATGCGGCCGCCCCTGCGGTAATGTCCGAGTTCTTCGATGTACCGGAGCTCGTGATGATTCAAGGGAGTATGCTCCGACATTGCTTACAAGGGAGGGGGGCGGACGCCTATGTCGTCGCGGCCGAGGTACGGGACCAAGGTGTCGCATTCCTGTACTCCGAACCGAAGTACTCCATAGTACAAGCCTTCCGTATCGAGAAAACGGAACAAGGGGTAATACTCAAGGAGCGATTCAACCTAAACCGAGGTACTTCGGATGCGTTTTTCACCGTCTTCGGTGACGCCTTTCTACGCCCGGACCCCTCGTTAAACTGATTTAATTATGCAGACCTCTTGTTTCAGCGACGGTTTAAGCCCCGGTACCGGCTCCCTTTGCGGCTGTAACACTGCTTGTGGTGGTCCCGGTGCTGGGAATCGTTATGGTGACGGTTATGGTGGCGGCTCCTGTCCAGGTGCTGGGAGTAGTGAAGGGGCTGGTATGTCAGATCCACAATAATAACAAATCAATACGATGAAAAGGAAAGTTATCATCTCGAAACTCCATTCTGAATCCGAATGCAGGTGGGTACCGAAACCTTTTTGGACCGGCCGGGAAGAGATTGCTACTGGGGTTTCCCTCATTTCAGCGTCATACATTAAAGATGGGATAATCGTTTGTTGTACAGAAAGCCTCTGGGAGAATCCCAAAAACAACACCCGCATTGGGAAAGTGTTTTCAGTGCTTAACGCTCACAATTTTCCCCCGGATTTACTTGAGCGGATTGTCCGTATTCTTGAGTTAGAGTGACCCTCTTCCAGCGCCCCACGGGGCGCTGCACAGAGGGCCACGACGGCACCAAAACCAACACCAAATCAATACAATGAGCACCGACAGCACACCAGAAAAACTGAAAATCAAACTCACCGACCGCAGTCCGGTGACTATCACCAAAGCCCTTTGGCCTACGAAAGCCGAAGCACGATGGAAAACATGTGACAACCAGTACGAATTTCAGGCCAACCGAACTTGGGAGGCGTTCGTGAAAGTCCGCACGCATAAAGACGGGCGTTGCCTTGTGTACGGTGGGTATACCCATACATCGTGCTTCCAAGGGGAACATGATGTCTCCACCTACGCAGGCTTCCTGATGTCGTCGAGTGACGGAGTGATCGAAGCTGTGCACAAGGTCATCCGGTTGATTAACGACATCGCAGCTATGGACGAAGTGGCTGCGCTGGCAAATCAGTGCATTGCGGAATTACCAGCCGTAAACATCGACTAGTATCTGACCCTCTTCCAGTGCCCTGCGGGGCGCTGC